CGCAAGCGCCTGTTTGTCGTCAGCCGTTGTGACGGTGAAGCCGTCGTGTGGCCGGATCCTTCACATGGAGCGCCGGACAGTGCTGAAGTGCTGGCGGGGCAGCTGCAGCCGTACCGCACCGCCGCCGAGTGCATAGACTGGTCAATCCCGACACGTAGCATCATGGGGCGCAAAAAGCCGTTGGCCGATAACACGCTGCGTCGCATCGTGAAGGGGTTGAAACGCTACGTCATCGACTGCCCGGCCCCGTACATCGTGCAGATCGGGCAAACGGGTTTCGGAGGCGACGGCCGACAATATGCCACCGGAGCGCCGCTGACTACGGTCACCAGCAAAGCCGAACATCTTCTGATCGAGCCGTTCGCTGTTAAGTGTAACCACACCTCCAGCAAAACCAAATACGACTGTTTCCGGGGCCAGTCCGGCCGCCTGCCGCTGCAGACGGTCACGCAAACCCACGGCTTCGCTGTGGCAGCGCCGGTGGTTGTGCGCCAGTTTGGGAACAGCACCGGCCAACGTGCCGATACGCCGGTGGGCACGATTATGCCTGGCGGTGGTGGCAAAACGCAGTTGGCCAGCGCAGTGCTGGTGGGTGCCGGTGGCCCAACATATTCCGGCAAACCGCGTAGTCTTGGTACGCCGATGACGACTATCCCTACCGAATCGCATACTGCGCTGGCATCAGCATCTTTGATCCAGATGGGCTATGGCGAGCGGAAAGGGCAGGCGCCGCGGGTCTTGAATATTCGCGCGCCGCTGGGAACCGTCGTGGCTGGTGGCATCAAGCACGCTGTTGTCGCTGCAAACCTAATCAAGCACTACGGCGGGAACTACACCGGTGCCGGGCTGGGAATGGACGAGCCAATGCACACGGTGACGCAGGTCGATCACCACTCGCTTTGTACTTCACACCTGGTGCAGCTGCGCGGCACATGCAAAGACGGCCGGCCGACGAATGCGCCAGCGCCAACACTCACCGCCGGCGGCAATCACATCGGGCATGTAACGGCGTACCTGCAGAAATACTACGGCAATGAGAAAGACGGGATCGACGTCAATGCGCCTATGCACACCGTGCCGACGCATGACCGGTTCGGCCTGACTGAAGTGAAGTGCGAGCCGACGCTGCTCACTGACGACCAACGTTATAACGCCTGGTGCTGCGCGCGTTTGATGGACGAATTCAGCGACGAGCCGGACGACAGTCACCTGTTCCCAGCACCGCGCTCGTTGTTCATCCAGGTCGGCGAGTTCATGGTTGTCGATATCTGCATGCGCATGCTGGAGCCGCGTGAGCTGTATAACGCCAACGGCTTCCCATGCAGCTACATCATCGATCAGGACATCGACGGCACACGTTGGCCGAAATCGGAACAGGTTGCGCGTTGTGGAAATGCGGTGCCACCGCCGTTCGCCGAAGCGTTAGTACGGGCAAATATGCCAGAGCTATGCGTTTGGCGATTGGCTGCGTAATGCATTGATTTTGAACCCTGCTCAGGCAGGGTTTTTTTATGTGATATAAGTCTCACAAAATGCATGTATATCCATACAGTATTGGTGCTAAGTTCTCTATCGTACGCAGATTGGCCGAAATGGTGATGAATCACACATTGAAAACCATGTTTTTCCTTTTTATGTCAATAATTTAAATTGGCATCTATTGTTCTGATAGTGGCATGGAGGTCAGAGACGGACTGGGCCCGAAAAAGGGTAAATTTTCTTATAAGAGGTTGTTATGAAGAAAGAATTTACATACGTTTTACCAGCCGAACTCCCAGCTAATGGATGCACTATTGTGTATACAAAGAACCGCGTTGTGATCGCTGTCGAAGTGATGCGTCCGGGGCAGTTTGTCTGCACAATCCCCGGTTTTATCGAGTTGGCGGAATCAGTCGGATACAGAGTTACGCGACCTAAAATCAGTAAGAACCCGCGTGCCAACGTGTTATAATCACTTCGTCAGCTTGAACACCTGACTACCTGAACAGCAGTGCTGTGCCATCAATCCGAGGTGAGAGATGACACAGTTATCATTTATTAAAACCAGTCATGACACGCTGACTCCGGCCACGTCCGAAGTTAGGGACTTTCTGCACAACAAAGTTAAGATCGGCGCAGTGCTCACTGCCGATTTTAAGCGTGTCCGCAACCCCAGATTTCACCGTAAATATTTCTCCTTGCTCAACCTTGGCTTTGAGTATTGGACGCCTACCGGCGGCGCAATTTCCCCTGAAGAAAAGAGCCTCATTCGTGGCTACGTCCGTCACCTTGCCGAGTTTGCCGGGCATGGTGAAACGCTGAATAGCTTGGCGAAAGGCTACCTGCGAAAGGTCGCTGCGCAGCGTGCGGATCGTGTGACGTTGCTCAAGTCGTTCGATGCATTTCGCCGGTGGGCGACGATTGAGGCGGGATATTACACCGAACAGGTGATGCCTAACGGGGTGATCGTTAGAGAACCCACGTCGATATCGTTCGCCAGCATGGACGATACGGAGTTTGCCGAGCTGTACAAGCAGACGCTCAATGTATTGTGGCAATTCATCCTGAACAAAACCTTCACGTCGCCGGCTGCTGCCGAAAATGCTGCGTCGCAGTTGATGGAGTATGCATCATGAGCAAACTCACGAAAGAAGCGCGCGGCCGCGACTGCCAGATCAGGATCCCCGGTATCTGCAATTTCAACCCAGAAACCACTGTTGCGGCGCATTACCGGCTACCCGGTACATGCGGCACTGCAATAAAGCCGAACGACTCGCAGGCAGCATGGGCATGTAGTGCGTGCCATGATGCCATCGATGGCAGGAAAAAGACGGAATACTCGCGTGACGAGCTGCGATTGATGCATGCAGAAGGGGTATTCAGAACGCAGGAAGCGTTGAGAAGGGAGGGCAAGCTATGAGGCTCAAATACGCTCTGACGATTGCCGATCCAAAGTCAGCTCAGATTGTTGCATATCAGGCACGATCAACGGGCACTAGCCATCTGACAAAAGTCGATGTGATGACAGCGCTGGGGATGACTCAGGCGCGCCACCGGGGAGGGCTTTGCCTGCTCTATGCGAAATACACGAAAGATGCAGACGCAGGCAGAACAGCACTGCGTGAGCTGACGAAATACGCACAAACTCAGGCTCGAAAGTATGTGGGAAAAATTCCCGGCAGGCGCGGCGCAGTCGCTGTAAGAACATTGGCTATGCTGGTGTTGGAAGAGTATTGCCGTACTGCTGACACGCCAGGCGCTAAGTGCCGGTGTGGTGGGAGCGGTGAAGTGTGTGATCGAAAAGCGACTGAGCGCAGCGGGAAATTGGTGATCATCGAGTGCAAAAAATGCCATGGGACTGGGTTGAAGCCTATCACGCAAACACGGGCACACCACGCCATTTTGGCGCTTGTGCCTGGCGTATCTAGGGCAACGTGGTATCGGGTATGGTCACGTTATTACGAAGCGCTGTTGGCGTGGTGTTATTCGCAAGAGTCGATCGCTGAAGCAGAATATCAGCGCATCACCGGCATGTCGGAATTAAACAAAGAAACGGTTGCAAAGTGAGAAAATTTGCCCTAAATTGACACCCATAGTGGGAGATTAATACTCTCGACACTGAAGAATATCGAAACCCGCAATTATCGCGGGTTTTTTATTGCCTAAAATTAATGCGAAGCGCCATTCAATATTAACCAGGTACTAAACACAACGGGGGTTGTATTCGGTGCCGGAGGATGGCGCTTCGCCTTACCCATCCATAAAGCTGCCTTCGGGCGGCTTTTTTTATTTCTGACTCCCAGCGGGGTAAGGACAAATGAAAATGCCGCATAAAAGCCCCGAATGGTGGGCCGCTTTCACAGACTGGATCTCGTCAGTCAAAGAGCAGGGGATCGCCGCAGTTCTCGCCGGTGTCATGGCGTATTTGCGCAGTAAATACGAAGGTGACGGCGGCTGGAAATCATTATTTGATGCGCTAATTTGCTCGATTTTTGGCTGGTTCGTTAAAGACGGCTTGACAGTAATTGGCGTTGGTACGGATTGGGCATATCTCGCCAGTGTTTTCGTTGGATTCCTCGGGACTAAATATTTCAGCAATCGGATAAAGGAAATTGCCGATAAGAGAATGGGAGGCAAAAATTGACTAATTTTTCTTTCAGCGAACGCAGCAAAAAAAATCTGCAAGGCGTCAATCCTGCTCTGATTGCCGTCGCCCGCCGCGCTCTTGAATTATCACCCGTAGATTTCGGCATTACTGAGGGGCTTCGAACTATGGAGCGCCAACGTGAAATGTTACGGACCGGAAAAAGCCAAACACTGAAAAGCCGCCACTTGACTGGGCACGCGGTGGATGTGGTTGCATATTTGGGTGCCAACATCAGCTGGGAATGGAAGTATTACGAGCAGATCGCCGCGGCGTTTAAGCAGGCTGGCAAAGAGTTGGGCACGGTGATCGAGTGGGGCGGTGACTGGAAAACCCTGAAAGACGGCCCGCACTTCCAGCTTTCAGTGAAGGATTTTCCGGCATGACTGGCTGGCTGCAAAAATTGACGCAGGGCAGTTTAGTGCTCTTGCTGCTGGTGGCTATTAGCCTGGGTGGCTACAGCTCATTGCTATCACATCGATTGGATCTGGCACGGAAGCAGTCGGCGGAGCAGCAGAAGACGCTGGCGCAGCAGGCGGGGTTGATCACATCATTGCGCGCGGATGACGCCCGCAGTCGCGCAATGATGGCAGAACAACAACGGAGAGAGCAGCAGCTGCGCCAGCAGGGCGAAATTTATCAAAGGAAATACCTCGATGCCATCAAAAATGACGAGTGTGCCCGCCGCGCTGCTCCTGGTGCTGTTCTTGGCCTCCTGCGCGGAACGGACACCACCGCCGCCAGCGCCGATCGTGCTGTTACCCCCTGAGTCGGTATTCACTCCCTGCGAAAAACCAACGCTGCAGGGTGAAACTTGGGGTGATATTGGCAGTTATGCACTGGCACTGAAAACGGCTTTATCAATCTGCGCTGGTCAGGTGTCAATGCTGAATCATTGGAGGGAGGAAATCATTAAGCAGTAATTTGGCAGGCTCCTGTTAGCGCCTGCCATTCAGTTGTGGGTTTAACGATGTGATGGGTGCAATTGAGCATTAAGCACCTTGCACAGGGCCTCGTAAGATATGCCTTCGTTATGAACAAAATCTTTTCTGATTGGGAGGAATTCTTCGAGCATGCGGCGATAAAGTTCCACTCTTGGGGAATGAGAATTTTTCTCGATATTTTGAGTGTTAAACCGTTCTAGCAGTTTGAACATTCTGGTTACAGAAACATACTTACCTTCGTTGTTCCAGTCGAACCCCCCGAACACGATATCGTGTTTTGGATTAAAGTGTTGAACGTCTTTCGCCAACTGTTCTTGTTTCTCTTTTGTTAAGCGCTCATAAGTGTATTGCAGGATTGAGTACATATCGAGGACATCAGTGACGAATGTCACCTCTTTGGGGTTGCTTTCCCCTGTATCTAAATCTTGATAAGCCCAGCCAATAGCCCAGTAGTTATCAGTGTCCAATGCTGCGCGGATTAATTGAGGGTTATAATCACCATCAATGCCAAGTTTTTCGTAGATATCGCACAACATGAGGGTTTGTAATTTTTCAGCTTGTGTGTAGCTCATAATTTGTTCCTTGAGGTAAAAAATGCGTATGTAGCGGTACATACATTTGGGCGAAAATGTGGAATGCAATATATGCATTGAATTTTCTTGCTCATCACAGAGCTGCTGTCCTAAGCGGCTGCGTAATGCGCAAGCAAAATCACCGGTAGATCCTGCCTGGTCACCCTGACCATTATCTTGCTGGTGGTTTTTTTATTTTATTCTGGTTTTCTGTGAATATTTTGAGAAAAACCAGAATAAACGATCTGTTTTCTCGATTGCTGGTGACGGGATTTCCCGAGCTGGTATCCGGGGAGGTAGCATAAAATTCTAAGGAAGGTGGGCGACCATCAGCAGCGGTAACTGCCGATGGCCATTCATACCCACGGTACAGGTCATGAGTACGAACCAAGGCCCACTTGCTTGTACAAGCCGGGTCATTCTAGTTGGAACATGCGAAATGACCATAGTAAAAAATCAGGAAAAACTTGAGATCGTTTATAAACCGCTCAACATGATGATCGTTTACGCAAAAAACGCGCGAACGCACTCACCTGAGCAGGTAGAAAAAATCGTTGCGAGCATCGAGCGGTATGGTTGGACCAATCCGATCCTGCTCGATGATGCTGGGGAAGTGATCGCTGGCCACGGCAGAATTTTGGCGGCGGAAAAAATCGGTTATGACCCGGTGCCAACGATCACCCTGTCTGGTTTATCGGATGCAGAGAAAAAAGCCTATCGCATCGCTGACAACAAATTGCCGCTTGGTGCGGGTTGGGATCTGGAGCTGTTGGCGACGGAGCTGAACGACCTGCTGGCCGACGAATTCGATCTTTCGCTGACGGGCTTCGATAGTGACGAGATCGATCAAATGTTGAATGTCGATTTTGCGCCTGGTAGCGAAGACGATCAGGGCAAATTGGACGAGCTGGAAGAAAAGTTGTGCCCGCACTGTGGGGGTGTTCTATGACAACTCTCACCGTTGATTGGGCGACGCACAAAGCAGCGGCGCACGCCTGCCTAAACTGGCATTACGCCAAGGCGGTCCCGGTAGGGAAACTGGTCAAGGTCGGGGCGTGGGAAGATGGGCGATTTATTGGCGTGGTGATTTTCAGCCGCGGCGCCAATAACCACATCGGCCAGCCATACGGTCTGCAGCAGGATCAGGTTTGCGAGTTAACCCGGGTGGCGTTGCGGGATCATGTGTCGCCGGTCAGCCAGATATTGGCGAAGGCGATAAAATTCCTCGCCACTGTTTGCCCTGGCTTGCGCTTGATCGTGTCCTACGCCGACAAAGACCAGAATCACCACGGCGGGATATACCAGGCGACGAACTGGATATACGAAGGGCTGTTTGGTGTCGGCACGCTGGGCGCATTCATTGTGAAGGGTAAAAAAGTCCACCCGCGCAGCGTTGCGGCAAAGGGCGTGAAACAAAGCATTGAAGCCGTTCGCCAGCAGCTGGATCCCAACGCCCAGGAATTCAAGACATCAGGGAAACACAAATACCTGATGCCCCTCGACAAGAAGATGAAAAAAGCGCTGCTTCCGCGCCATAAACCCTATCCGAAAAGGACATAGCCATGGAAAAGCCGACGCTCGATAAAATCGAGGCATTGGCGGGGCGTGGATTGACGGAGCAGCAGATCGCCGACGCATTGGGGATCGACATTGAAAAACTGCGCGGTGATAAAACAGAGATCTCGGCCTACCGCCTGGCAATTCGCCGGGGGAAAGCAAAAGGGATTGCTGATTTATCGAATGCGCTTTTCAACAAGGCCAAGAAGGGCGACACGCGAGCCATGATTTTCTTGCTGGAGCATCTAAAACCGAAAGCGTGAAAAAACTATGAGTAAACCGGATTGGGCGGCAATCGCGCGAGAATACCGTGCCGGCCAGCTGTCGATCCGGGCGCTGGCTGAAAAGTATGGAATAAGTGACACAGCCATTCGCAAAAAGGCAAAAGCGGAGGATTGGCCAAAGCCTGAGAAGGTTCGCAAAGTTGGTTCGCAAACCGGGAATGCGAACCCGCGAACCGCACCCTTAAAAAAAGCGCCGGCGAAAATGGAAAACCAATTGCCGGAGGCATCGGGACAGGAAACTGAATTTCAGTTCGATCCGGCGGATTACGGGCTTTCTGAGCAGCAGGCGTTATTCGTTCATTGGTTCCTGCTCACGAAAAGCCGCGTCGACGCATACCGGAAAGCTGGGTACAAATGCCAGGGCAACAACATCTACCCGGCCGCCAGCCAGGTATATCGGAATATTAACGTTCAGCGGGCAATCCGGGACGGCCTGGAGTGCCAGCAAAAACGCTATGGCGCCGAGCTGGACGAAATCGTTCATCAGCTGGTTTCTATCGCCCGTGCGGATCCGAATGACCTCGTTCAATTTCGCCGGGTAAATTGCCGGTACTGCTGGGGCGAAAATCATCTCTACCAGTGGCGAGATATTGCCGAGTTCGACAAGGCGGCAGAAAAAGCGAATGACGAAGGGAAACCCGCGCCGGATTATGGCGGCCTCGGATTCGTGGAAAATCTCGATCCAAACCCTGAATGCCCGATCTGCGGGGGAGAGGGGGAAGGGCATACATTCATTTCTGATACGCGAAATCACCTTGGCAGTGATGCCCGCTGGCTGTACGCCGGTATAAAGCAAACTCAGCACGGAATTCAGGTAATGACTGCCGATCAAGACGCTGCGCGGCGCAATCTGATTCAGCTGATCACTGCACGAAGTTCAGGTAGCCCCACCAATGAGCGTCCGCCGGCCAATAGTTACACCCCTGACGATTATCGGGCTGCAGCTGCATCACTGGACGATGAATTTGAGGATCTGGATTAATGCGAATACTCGAGTGGGAGGATCTCGATTTTCCGGCGCGGGTAGCTCTGAAAGCGAAATGTGAAAAAAGCTTCTTAAATTTTACCCGCCTGCAATTTGAATTGCAGAGTGGCCAGCGAATGATGGTCAATTGGCATCATCGGCTGATGGCCTCGAAAATCGATGATTTGATAAAAGGCCGGCTGCAACCGCGTAACCTGATCGTCAATATTCCACCAGGTGGCACGAAGACAGAGTTTTTCTCAATTCACCTTCCTGCCTACGTGAATATGCTGGTTCAGACAGCGCAGCTACGTCGATTCCGCAACCTGAATATTTCGTTCGCCGACACGCTGGTAAAACGAAACTCCCGGCGCACGCGCGACATCATCAATAGCCGCGAATATCAGGAATTTTGGCCGTGTAGATTTGGCGTTAACCAGGCGGAAGAATGGGAAATTGTTGACGCTAAGGGGAGATCGATCGGGCAAACCGTATCGCGTTCAAGCGGCGGTCAGATCACCGGCGGCCGTGGTGGTTACGCTGGGCCTGATTTTTCAGGCTTCGTCTGCTTAGACGATTACAACAAACCCGACGACATGTTTTCTGCGTCTCGCCGGGATGCCGCCAATCGCCTTCTGGTAAACACCATTCGTTCACGGCGCGGGGACAAGTCGCAACACCACCCGACACCATTCGTCAGCATTCAGCAGCGCCTGCACATGAAAGACGCCACCGGCTTCATGCTTGCTGGTGGCATGGGTGTGGATTTTCATCACGTTGAAATTCCGGCATTGGTCAGCGAAGAGTTTATTTCGTCGCTGGCTGAGCCATGGCGTTCCATGTGCTGGAACCAGGTGAAAAATACCGAAAGCGTCGTGGTAAATGGCGTTCGGTATTGGTCATATTGGCCGCAAAACGAGTATATCGGTGACCTGCTGAAATTGTGGGAAAGCGACGAATACACGTTTTGGAGCCAATACATGCAGCGCCCGCGCGCGTTGACAGGCAACCTGATCGATACGGGTTGGTTCCAGCGTTATGAAACCCTGCCAATCCTGACGCATCGCGCCGTCTATGTTGATACCAACTCGGGGAAGGTCGAAGACTACAACGACTATACGGTGTTTTCGCTGGTGGGTGTTGACCGAGAAAAAAACCTGTATCTCATCGATAGCGTCCGTGGCCGCTGGGATCCAGAGGATTTGCTGAAAAAGGCCGTTGAGCTGTGGGATAAATGGCGCCCGTTTAACCCGCGTCAGCCCGCCCCTCTTCGCAATATGGCGATTGAGGATAAGCAAGCCGGCCAGGGGCTGATTACCACGCTGAAAAAGCGTAAGAGCATCCCTATTTTGGAAATTCCTCGTGGGGCTGGTCAGAACAAGTTGATCCGCTGCCTGAACGTCATTCCGCAAATAAAAACCGGCAAGGTTTTCATTCCGGCAATTATGAGGGATGACGGAGAGAAAATTTCGTATGTGAAATATCACGACGGCCGAATCGCAGCAACGACGGACTGGGTATTACCTGCACTGGCTGAATGTGCGGATTTCTCTGCTGATGACAGCCACGCGAACGACGACATGCTGGATACATACATGGATGCGATAGACATCGAGCTGATTTCCTCCCTGGGTATTTCCGAAAAAGATTGGGTATAAAAAATGAAAAAACGGTCACCACCTGACGTTGGCGGAAAGCCGCGCATTCGCCTGACCGCTGACGGGCTTGAAAACGTAATGACGGGCATGGGCACTGAGCGAGATCGTCGAACCTACAGCCGGTTTGCGATTGGCACCATGCAGGATTTTGCGGAGATGGAATCCGCGTATATAGAAAACTGGGTGGCGCGCGCCATCGTGGATTTCCCTGTAGAAGATGCCACGCGAGAATGGCGTGAATTTTCTTCTGACGATGCCACGTTATTACGGGAGGCCGAAACAAAATACGGCATTCAATCTATTACGCAGGAGGCGTTTAAATGGTCTGGTGTTTATGGCGGTGCTGGTGTCCTGATGATTACCGATCAGGACTTGGCAAAACCATTGAACATCCAGAAGATAAAAAAAGGCTCGTTGAAAAAATTGAGGGTTTTGGATCGCATGTTGATCAGCGGCCAAAACTACAACGTGACGAATATTTTGGCTGATAACTACATGCGGCCGAATATTTACCGGGTTAACGGCGGCCTGCAAGATATTCACCACAGTCATTTTATTACTGCGCCTGGCGCTTCATTGCCGTTGCGTCTGCAACTGCTTAATGGCGGGTGGGATGACAGCCAATTAAGGCGTTGCCTCGAAGACATCAAGGATTCTGTTTCAGCAAAGGGCGGTATCGCCTCATTAATCCTCGAAGCCAACGTCGACACGATCACTCGCCAGAACTTGAGCAATGATTTGTCATCCGGTGACATGGATGAAGCTATCGCCAAGCGATACCGTCTTTTCGGCATGATGAAATCGCTGTTCCGGCTGGCGCTGCTCGACTCGAATGAAGAGTTTGATCGCAAGCCGATAACGTTTGGTGGGTTGGGGGAAATCCTGTCGGTGTTGATGGAGTGGACATCCGGGGCGGCTGGCATCCCTATGACGCGGCTATTTGGCGTGCAGGCCAAGGGGCTGGGGGATTCAGGCCAGGGCGACATGAACAACTACAACAACAAGATCCGAGGGCTGCAAAAATCCAGTTATCGGCCATTCCTCAACAAGCTTGATGCCGTCTGGATCCGCTCAGCGCTCGGTGCGATGCCTGACGGGTATGATTTCGAATTCTCGCCGCTTGCTCAACCGAGTAATAGCGAATTGCACGATCAACGCCTGGCTGATGCCCAGACTGATGAAATTCGCTTGCAGCAGCGAGTCGTTCGCCCTTCTCAGGTTGCACGTAAATTAATGGATCAGGGGCTGTATGCTATCGATGAAAAAGACATTACCCGCATCGAAAAAGACGAGCTGGCCGAACAGGATGGAGACTATCAGTTCCGGTTGGGACAAACTGAAGGCCAGAATGGCGACGGTACCACCAAGCCGGCGACAACCGGTCCGGGCGGTGGAGCAGAATAGGGATTTGGAGAGATTCTATAACGGGCAATTACGCGCGTTAATTCGTTTAATGGCCAGTTCGGTAGAATCCTCGTTAATTCCCGTTTTACGTCGAAATTATACTGCCGACAGCTTTCTGACAGACCTGATAAAAACAGCACTTAATCAGGCGAGGGCATGGTTTTATTCTCAATCGCTCAATTCACAATTTCACCGATTGGCACAAACTGTTGTCAGCCGGGCTGAGTCAGAAAGCTCGGCCGCTTTTGTTGAGCAAATTAATCGCGCAGTAGGGATCGACATGGAATCCCTGATGTCACGGGAAAGCCTGGGCGATTATTTTGATGCCTCTGTCGAAAGTAACGTCGCACTGATTCGATCACTCACGGATGATTATTTCGATGATATTCAGCGTGAAGTGATGGATGGCATTATGCGCGGGGATAGCGTTACAACCTTAACGCGAAACCTTCAGCAGGTTACCGGGGCGACGTATCGGCGGGCTGAACTCATCGCCGTCGATCAGACAGTGAAAATCCGCAGCGATATTACTGGCCGTCGGCAACAGTCGGCCGGGATCACTCGATTCCGATGGTCTACTTCGCAGGATAGCCGGGTAAGCGGAAACCCTGTCGGAAAATATCCAGGTGCGAAAATAAAATGCTTCGTTATTGCACGCACTGATGTCGGGTACGGCCCCGGCGTTTATCTCTGGTCTCGTGGCGCCCATTTTAATGGCGAAACGGGGCTATTCCCCGGACGCGCGCACATTCGTTGCCGCTGCAACGCAATTCCCCAAATTCAGGGGCTTGATTACAAATAGGGCAATAAATGCGGATCACACTTCATGATCGGCAGTCCTTTCCTATTAACACCCAACGCATTATCACCGAAAACGGATATCTGCGAGTACCGGGGCGGGTTGCCCGTACCGGTGTACAGCAATATCTGGCGTCTGAGCTTGGGTTAACGGACAGGCCGCCAAATAGCATCGTTAACGTGTACCGGCCGCCGGAGGAAGTCTTTTCGCCGGCCAGTCTCGCCAGCTATGACAACACCGATGTAACGGTCGAGCATCCTGACGATCTTGTCGACTCCACCACTTTTAAACAGGTTTCTGTCGGGCATGCCATATCACAGGGGCGTCCTGATGAAGACGACGATAGCTATGTTGTCGTTGATTACCTGATTAAGGATCAGGAGGCCATTGACAGCATTAATCGGGGTAAGGCTGAGCTTTCTGCCGGTTACACCTCTGAGTACGTCCACCGCCCTGGCATCGCGCCTGATGGCACCCCGTATGAGTTCGTGCAAACGAACATCACCATCAACCACACCGCGCTTTGTGACCAGGCTCGCGCTGGCCGCCTCGCACGACTGTTTGACAAAAAAACCACGGAGAAAAACCCCATGCCAAAAGTAACTTTGGACAATGGCGTCAAAGTTGAAGTTGCCGATGAGGCAACGCAGACATTGATTCAGACCACGCTCGATAGCATGAAAAAGCGTGTGAAGGATGCGGAAGAGGCCGCACAAAAGGCCGAGGAAGAAAAAGAGGCTGCGGAGGCCAAAGCAGACGCCAAAGACGAGGAAATCGA